ATAGTGTTTAGAGATATGCCTATTATCTGTTACAAGCGACTGTATAAACTTACGATATTCAGGTAACCTATTTTCTTTGTGTGGTTTGTAGAAGTTAGTATATACCCATTCTTTACTAGGGTTACAAGTCAGTAGTGTTTTAGGCACTAAATTATTTTCATCTAACTTATATCTTAACCTACTACTTACTATTTGTTTAGCTTTTTCAGTTATTTGGCTACACTCATCTATAAAAGCTGCCGTTAATTCTAAACTACCTAAACTGTCAAAATTTCTGTCGCTAGGGTATGCAAACAAGTCTTTAAGTATTACTGTACTACCGTTAAAAAAAGTAATTATATTGCTACTTGCGTTATATGTATAGTGTGTGTTAGCGTGTATACCCCATTGTGCGCAAACTTCAAAAAATGTATTTAGTGTAGTTTTTTTTAGTGTGTCTAATTTACTACGACCTATAAGACAACGCACACCGTCATATTCAGTACACAAATATATAATAAAACAACAGCCTAGATACGATTTACCACCACCTGCAGCACCACCATACAAAACTTCTGTAGTAGTCTTATCAGTTAAGTATTTTAGTGCTATGCCTTGTTTATAAGTTAGTGTTGCTGTCGTCATCTATTAGTAGGTTAATGCGTACAGGTTTGTCACCCCCTGTGTGTTCTAGTTCTTGCCTTTCAACAAAACCCCTACGCTTACCTTTTGTTTTTAAATAAAATATTGTAGCTGCCGTGCTACCGTCTTGTATTTGCTCAAATAATTTACTTTCTGCAAAGTCTAGCGCTACGTCTTGTATTGCTATTACTTGTTCGTTAAATTCCTGGTCTTCTTTAAGCCACCTATAAAATGTAGCCCTACCTATACCTACTTGTTTACATGCAGTTGTTACTACGCCTAGTGTTTTTTCTAGCGCTTGTA